CGAAAGCGTTAGAGTAGTTGGGAGTTCCACCTCCGCGAACTACACCTGTATTTAGTCTTGTCAAAGTTTACAAGCCTCGCATGATTCTTGATCATCAAAGTCTACCGCTTCCAATGCCGCTTCAGGTTCGTCCTGTCCTTTTGAACCTTGCTTGTTGATCAAGCTATAGTAAAGTGTCTTGCCGCCCCAGCGCAGGAAGTTCATCAAGTTTCGAGCAATCAAAGTAGTGGGCACCTTACGATCCGCAAAGTGTGCTGGATTGTAGAATGTGTTGGTCGAAATACTTTGATCCACGTAGGCTTGTATAACCGCGGCAGTTTTTAAATAGCCAACACAATCTTTTTGATCCCACATGAGTTGATATTTATTCTTCAACTTGTTGTATTCGGGTGCCACTTGAATTAGACTACCGGCTTTGGATTCTTTCACCGTGATCAAGCTCATGGGCATTTCAATGCCATTGGTTGAGTTGATCACAACTGAACTGCTTTCAACCGGAGCCACTGCCATCAAGGTAGCATTACGCACTCCAAAAACTTTCATCTTTTCTCTAACAGTTTCCCAGTCCAGTTCAGGTTCAAAGTTGGCCAGTTCGTTTACTGCTGCGGCACGGCGTTCCCATGGAAACTCGCCTTGACCGTAGCGTGTGAGACCCGAGTGACTGCAGGGTCCACGTTCTTTGGCCAGTTCTACAGTGGCTTCGGTTAGATAATAGGCCTGATGTTCCATCCAGGTCTTGACTTCTTGTAAGGCATCTCGTTCGCCATATTCAAGGCCACGCTTGGCATGCCAGTAGGCCAAGTTGGTGATGCCAATGCCCAAGGGTTGGATCTCTTGATTGCTCAATTGGCTTTGGATGCTTAAAAAATCTTGATAATCGAGTATATTGCAAAGGCTGCGCTGAAGGATACGACAAGCACGGCGCATGTCCTCAGGATTACGGAACGCACCCCAGTTAATACTTCCAAGAGTGCAAAGAGCAATACGCCCAGCATCATCATCAAGACGCTTAAATGACTTAGTAGGTAAAAGGATTTCACAGCACAGGTTACTCTGGTAAATGGTATGGAATTCAGGATCAAACGGACCTTGATTCTGAACATTGTCAATGAACACAAGATAGATACGGCCTGTGTCAGTGCGTTCTTTTAGGATGCCACCTTTGAACACATCTTCAGCGGCCATAACTTTGGTTCTTAAATCTTTTCTTTTTTCATACTTTACATATAACTGTTCAAACAGTTCTGTATCTTGATAAAATGCTTCATACAGATCTGGCACTTCGTTGGGATCGAAGAATGTTATGGATTCTTTGTTTTTGAATCTGCGCCAAAAGAAGCTGTTGAGCACAACCCCATAATCCATAAATCTAACTCGGGTTTCTTCGGTGCCCTGGTTGTTCTTAAGCACAATAAGGTCATCAAACTGATAGTGCCAAATGGGATAAAAAACAGTAGCAGAAGCATTTCTAATACCTCCTTGTGAACAGCTTCTCAAATCACCAAACCACTTTTTAAGGAATGGAACCATGCCGGTGTGCATGACTTCACCGCCACGTATGGGTGCGCCCAAGGGACGCAAGCGGCCAACTTCCAAGCCGATGCCGGCTCGCTTGGCCGCATACTTGGCCATCATTTCTCCTGAGGCAAAAATACTATCCAGATCATCGTCACTACGTATAAGCACACAAGAGCTGAATTGTTTTGTTGGTGTTCCCAATCCAGCCAGAACAGGAGTCGCAAGAGTAAACAGGCCATCACTGGCAGCATTATAATATTCTTTGATGTAACGCATTCTAGCCGCATTGGGTTCTTCTTTATGGAACACAGTAGCGGCTGCAATGATGTAACGAATTTGTGGAGTTTCATAAATTTCCTTTGTGGCTCTGTTACGCACCAGATACTTTTCAATCAGTTGTTCAATGGCCGCATAACTGTATAGCTCATCTTTGTCGTGGTCCAGCATGTCGTTCATGCGATTCCAGTCTTCTTCAGTATACCAGTCCAACAGTTCTTCGGTATACAGGCCAGTGGCCACATTTTTCTTTACAATCTCATAAAGATGGGGAGGTTCATATTGACCATACACATCCTTTCTCAACATGCTGAGTCGTTGTTTGCCGGCCACATACTGATAGTTGGTGTGACCCACATCAGGATTTGATTCTACATCAATGAGATCCACAATGGCTCGCAAGGTGATGCCATCGATCTCTTGTGTGGTAATGCCATCATAAAAATGCAACTGTGCTTTGATCTCAATCATGGACTGACTGACGTCGGCAATGCCTTGACATACCTTAGCGACCTGTGCCTGCCACTTGTCAATCTGTAGTGGCTCTTTACGCCCGCTTCTTTTTACAACTGTAATCTGCGTCATCTAACTCTCGTTCTAAATTATAATATTTGGTGTTGCTGGTATTGCCGTTTGATTTTTACTGCTTGGAAGGTATTTACGATGGTATCTGGGTTCCAATTAAGTATATATTTTTCTTTTGCTACCTGGACTAAATTATCACCTTCTTCGGTCAAAATCAAGTCTGCTGGGGCCATATCCGCACGGTCCAACAAAGTTATAGTATACAGGATTCCTAGAGCTCTTGCAAGATCACAATAGACATCATCGCTCAAAAGTTGCCAGGGATCTGGCCAGGTGGGTTGATCATCCCAATGTAGATAGTAAGGGCGCCAGGGAGTATTGAACCACCAGGCGTTGATTTCTTCCAAGGCCGACTTGACCGGAAGATTTTGGCATCGGTCCCGTAACAGGTTCCAGCTTTCCAGCCGAGCACTAAATGTAACAGGCCAAATCAATCTAAATACGTGATAGAATAGAACATGGTGGCATTGACTCCGGATGAACTTGCGGAGTAAAGCACTGATACTGTGGAGCCAGACTGGCTCAGTGTCAAGGTTATGCCGGTATTGTTGTCAACAAAATCATTGGTCCAGTTCAAGGCAGTTCCGGTAGGATTGGTAGCCACAGTGATGGTGCCGCTGGCATAGTTGGTGTTTCTAGTGATTGAGTAAGTGATCACAAAGGCCGGGCTATCGGCTGTGGTACTGACTGTAAATGCTGTGCCCGATTGATTGTCGGTCAATGTGATTTGTTTTCCACTCATTCGAGTAAAACTACCCATGGTTAGTTGACTGCCATTGGTAGTGGCAATGGTCAAGGTATCGTTGGTATTGACTCGAGGATAAACTGTAGCATAGGCATCAGTTCTTTGGAACAGGTCGCTGATACTGACATTGTTGTTGGATTCTATGTTGATAATGCTGGTTGCCGGCGTGCCAGTGGATCCAGTAAAGTGATTGCCTACATCATAAAAAATGTTATGGCCACTGGCATTGATACCCAGAGTCAGGTAGGGGCCAAACACAATGCCTTCGGCATAGATATTGTCAAACAAATTGCCCACTATGCGTGTGCCGGTAGATCCACCGTTGGTGGTAGCAGCGGTGCCCAACAAGATACCGTTATACAAGGTATCAAACTGACTGGCACGTATGGTAACGCCTTCGGTCTGTTGATTGTTGTTGATGCCCCAGACCACTCCAGAAAACACACAACTATTAAAGGTAATTTGTTCACACACCAGGGCCGATGTGCTGGCAAAACTTACTCCAGTGGAAGCATTAGTGTCTGTGGTCAATGTGGTCTTGGTTGATGTTCCGCGGAATCCTACATTTTGAAAAACACAGTTGGTGGCATCCTGAACCATGAACACATTGCCGGTGGGATTCAGATTGGTGAAGCCCATGTTGGTTATGGTAATTGACTGTGGAGGTATGGCATCACCGTTGCCAATGTTGACTCCGGTATTTTGCAAACTATCAGCAGTGCGTGCCACATAGTCATTGGCACCCACGGCCAAGGTAATTATGGAATTGTCTCCGCCTTCACCATACAAGGTAGCATAGGGTGGAATATTGATAGCACCAGTGGTCACATACACGCCTGCTGGAAAAAACAAACTGCGACGTATCTGTGGATTGACTTCTCTACAGTAGAGTTGATACAAGGCACGGTTGATAGCGGCTGTGTCATCGGTCACGCCATCGCCTTTTGCTCCAAAATCCAACACGCTGGCATATTGATCCAACACAGTTTGTATACTGTTGGTAACCGGTGTGCCAGGTGTTACTCCTGTCTGCACCAAGTATCCTGCTGCCAAACCCTTGTAAGTATAGGTATTGGTAAAGTTTAAAATGTCTGAAAATTCTGTAAGAATTTCAGTATTGCCAATCACAGGAGCACCATCTTGCAGAGTGCCGTTACCGATCCATAGTTGGCGTGTGTCGGTTGACCAGCCCAGTTCTGCACCAGCTAGTTGTGGTAGATCTGCTGATAAACCTTTACGATTTGTGATTTGAGATATTTGTACAATGGCCACTTGAGTTGTCCTTGAATTCTATCCAGTATTTAGCTAAATACTCCAAGCACCCAAAGGAGATGACATGCCCACAAATAACGGTTGGAGTAGAGACGAGCGAATTGATCCAGATAGCCCCATGCGCTTGTTGGAAATAAAGATACATTATCTTATGACCATTGCAGCCGGTGCGGGCAATCTAAGCGATTACAACGGTGCTGGTATTAGTTTGCCTGCTGATATCAACTTTGACGGGGCTGATTTTGGCAGTGGTGCACCCAAAGGTTAGGCCTGCAAGTAATACAGTTCTAAACGACGCCACCACTGGTCTGACCAGTAGTCAAAATCTTCAGATTTCAAAATAAATTCCTGATACTGCGGGCGACCCAGGGGATTGCCCATGGCATCCACTTCGGGTTTTACACACATTAGCACCACACCCTTGCGTATGTTTGTTCCATACACTTCGTTGTGAGCTAGAGCATAGGCTGTCAGTTGTAGGTAGTAGTCTTCAATCCACTCGGCCCGCTTGGGCTTGTTGGTTTGTTTGTAGTCCAGGATACTTTCATCGCCCAGGTGTATGCCACATCCGTCAGTGGTGCCAGCATACAGCTTGGGAAAATATAAGGGAATCTCTACACCCCAGAACTCTGTGACATTTTTAAGTCCATCTTCGATCACTGTTTGAGCCATGGCATGACTGGCCCAACCAAAGGGATTTGATCCGCGGTCTTTGAGTTCGCCGGTTTTGACATAGTGCTCAAGATAGGTATGCATACGGGTGCCGCGGTTGGCCGCTTCGGTGGTGATCTTTTGTGCATTTTCTACACCCACACGTTTGCGCCATTCGTTGAGTGCGGCTTTCTTTTCTTCAGGCTTGGTTTTATCTAAGATAGTTGTTACACTAGGAACCTTGTTGCCGTCTGGGGTAGAATACAAGCGTTTACCGTCTTCGCTTGTGCGACTCAATTCGTGATAATTAAATTTTGGGTTATACATTTTGTTATTATAACAGGTTATTGCTTGACAGTCAAGTTATTTTGTCGCGCATTTAGATAATACTGACGGTGCTGATCGCTGAGAATATCATAAAGTTTGCTGTTGCCCACGGACATCAACATGTTGGTAGTGTGGTCATCCAGAGCAGTTTGCTTTAAGAATTCTACAAATTTATCATGCACAACAGTATCGCTGACTAAAAATTTAATTACACCTTGAAGATATTCGTGTAGACTGGCGTGCCGCGGATTTTCAAAAATTTTATGACTCACAGCCTGCTCAACAACGGCCAATAGCTGTGGTCGATACTCCACAGGTAAATTCTGTATGGTCATTCTGTGTGGTTCGCTCATGCTGACATTGTTGATACCAATGTTGCGTATGTTGTGTTCGCTGAACCAGGCATGCCACCAATCTAGATAATCAACTATGTAGAAAATATTGTGTAGGCTCCAGACCGGAGTGATATAAAATCTAACTCGGTTGTTGGTCAGCATAAAAGACAGGTTGTTTTTTATGGTATCAAAAGTTTCTGGATACCTAACATAGCTGTAATTTTCATCAACGCTGTCAATACTGGCACAGATGGTCACTGCTTTAAATTTATCAAACAACTCAATGATGTTGTGTTTGAGATTGGTAAAATTTGTAGTTATGCGTAGATCAATCTGTTTGCTTAGATCGTTTGCCGCCAGCCAATTTAACAATCTGATAGCACCAGGTTGAATCAACGATTCACCTCCGAGCAGTGCAACACACACATTGGATGTGGTCTGGCATTTATCTGCAATTTCGGTTGTTATGGTATTCCAAAATGTTTCATCGGTGCCGATATCATCTTGAAATTCTTTCAATACCTTTATGTTGTACATCTGCGCATATTTGCTACTAAACTCGGGCCAGCAGGTCTTGCAGGCCAAGTTACACAGGTTTGAAAATTTTATTCTAAACTCAAAATTATCCACAGTCCCGGTAGTTAAAAACTGATTTATCAATTGAGGCGATTGACGTATCAGTGTCAAGGTTCTTTCGGATGTGCCTATTTGTTCTTCGGATTTATAACACAGCTGGCATCGGTCATTGTTGACGCCTTGCTCTATGGTTGCTTTTAATTCTGTAAATCGACGATCATCAGTTTTAGACGGTGCTAGATTGCAACAACAAGTTGATTGTATCTGCCCAGGAACTACCTGACTGTGCAGTGTGGTATAAGGATTTAAACAAACATGCTGATTCTGTAGGGCCCAACGAGTTTTTTCTTCGACAGAAATATCGTCGTCCCATAAATTTGTGTGTGGTATCATTATACCCGAAAACTTTCACCACATCCACAACGATCCCGTTCATTGGGATTAATGAATTCAAATCCTTCGTTGAGTCCTTGACGCACATAGTCCACAGTGATTCCGTCAACTATGGGCAGGCTTTTTTTATCCACAACAACCGTGGTATAATTGTCGGCCATGGCCACATCGCCGGGTTGTAGCTGATCTACATATTCCAACACATAAGCAAGACCACTGCAACCAGTGGTTCGCACACCAATGCGAATGCCTATTCCGCCACGCTTGTTCAGGTTGGACTGAATTTTTTTAGCGGCTGTGTCAGTTACTGTTATCATGCTTGCTCTTGTAGTCGTTTATGGCAGCCTTAATAGCATCTTCTGCAAGGATCGAACAATGTATCTTAACCGGCGGGAGTGCCAGTTCCTCTGCAATCGCAGAGTTCTTAATTGCGCCAGCCTGGTCCAGTGTTTTGCCCTTGACCCATTCAGTGACCAGTGACGATGAAGCGATCGCCGACCCACAACCATAAGTTTTGAATCGTGCATCTACAATAATCCCGTCCTCTACTCGGATTTGTAGTTTCATCACATCGCCGCAGGCCGGAGCACCCACCATGCCAGTGCCAACTGTGTCGTCTATTTCCATCTTGCCCACGTTGCGTGGATTTTCATAGTGGTCTATTACTTTGTCGCTGTAGGCCATATTATTTTCCTGTTGGTGCTTTGGGTGCCTGAGGTGCTGGCGCAGTAGGTGGTCGAGGTTGAGGCGCAGTTGCAGGAGGTTTTTTAAAACTGTCTATCAACTGTTGTAAACCGGCTGCTGTGCCAGTGCCGGCAATCAACATCATAAAAATAAAACAAATACGTTTCATCTGGTTCCCCAATTTGCCGATATATTTATTATAGAATATTTGCCTGGTTCTGTCAACCGGTTTGTTGCTCTGCAAATCGTAGATCTTTTTTGCTGACCGAGGCAATGAGTTTGAAGTCTGAACTGACCGGGCAAAATTTACATTGTGCTAGCGGTTGATCTAGATTGGCCAAAAATTCAGCACCTCTAGTTTCAAATTCATCAGCACACAAGGGCCGATAGGCATTTATTAACTCTCGATCTTGATCTGATAGGTCAAAATGAAACTGTTGATCAAATTCTGGAAACAGGGCTACTGGGCCGCACTTGTATAACTTGCCGCGAATAAAATGATAATTTTTGTATTTGGCAAATCCACAGTTGTCGTGAGCCTTTTTGGGATCACTGTTGTGCAAGGTATAGCCACCAGCGCCGTTGGAGATAACCGAGCTTTGATAGAATCTGTGATGTGACCACATGGGAACAATTATGCCATTTCGATCCATCCACATGATGTCAGCATGATACTTGTTGAGAACATGTGGACCATCAATGCGAGTTACAGGTTCCTTGAGAAACTGACGCACTTCGGCATCAATTTCGTCTATCTTGTTGGGGTTATGCCAGCTTATGCTTAACCAGTTGCCGTTGTTGCGTAAAAATTCATACAACCCCTTTACCTTGTTGATTCTGGTGCCATTAGTAAGTATCTGCACCTTGACGCCAAATACTTGATTGATGCCGCGAACCCATTCCAGTATGTCGGGGTTCAACAAGGGCTCGCCACCCAGTATCACAGCCTGACCAATTTCAACATGTTGAGCCCATTGCTGATATTCTTGTTCGTGGTCTGACCAACGTTGCCACCCAGAGAAATTAAAATTGTTGAATCTATTGCAACCGTCGCAGGTCAAGTTACACACATTGGTGATGTAGAATTCAACCTTGGGTAGGAAATGTTTGGTCATGTTGTGGTCAGACTAGTAGAGTCTGATATTTACGATTGATACAACTACTGGCGACGTTTCATGGCCGCTTTGGCGTTTGAATCCACCACGGCACGAGCCTGATCCACACTCATTCCTGTGTCGGCTTCGGTATTGCCTTTGAAGCGCACCACATTGGATCCAGGATCCAAAGGTTCTAAGATATTGCTGAGAGGTTCTTGGCTGATCAAGTCACCAAGATTGTCTGGAGTAATGTTTACACCCAAACTCTTGGCCAGATCAATAAAGGCTGTTTGACTGATTTGTTTTTGAGCGGTTTCGTCTTCACTACGCCCAAGCAAAAACTGGCTCAAGGCGGCCAGTTTCTGTGTGTTGACTTCGGCTACTTCGCGTATCAACATTATCTACGTTCGCGACCAAGACCAGTGGGTTCGGCACCAGGAATTTCTTCTTCTTCTGGAGCAGGCAATTCGGCACCAGGAATTTCTTCTGCGCCTGGCTCACCTGCAGGCATGCCCATGTCAGGTGCAGTCATGTCTTGACCTGGCACCACAGGAGCTTGACCAGTTACCACACCCAGAGCTGATTCTAACTGTTGTTTGCTGGCTTGCAAGTTCTGAACTAGGCCACCCAATGCAGCGCTGGCATCGGTATTGAATTGTGCGCTTTGGTCTACGCCAATTTCGTTTTTGATTTGGTCACACAGGGCTGGCAGGTCTTTGAACTGCATGCTGGTAACCTGTTCAATCATCTTCTGCACTTGATCAACCATGTCCTGGCTGGCCAAGACCACTTGAGCCTGTTGAATTTCACTGGCTTCACGCAGGCGACGACTCAAACGACTTTCAGCCATGCCCAAAGTAGGGTTGTTCATTTGCTTCTGTTTTTCAGCAATCTGTGCCTGCAACTGTTTGATTTCGTCTTGTAGTGTGCGTTTCTTTTGTTGTTGTTGCACCGACAACATGGCTGCGTTTTTTGATGCATCTGCAGGATTGCTAGATTGTTGTGTGCCGGTCTGTGGTGTTGGATTTGGCTGACCATCTTCGCGTATGCGAGCAGTCAAGGCCTGTTCCATTACAACCAGTTTTAAATAGTTGGGATTCTGTTCACTACGATGGAACTCAGGAGTGCGACGATGTTCAGCGATCAAGGTGCGAACACGTTTGAGCATGTTGCGTGCCTGTACAGGGGAAACATGTTCAAATTTAATGCTATTACCAAAGTAACTTTCGAATACTTTAGCGGCTTGTTTTGTTGGGCTGACTACGGCCAGTTCGTTGAGTTTCATTATCAAATCCTCGTTGTTGACAATATTTAGCCCAGTTGACACATTTGGACAATTGATTTTCAAGCAATTTTTTCTGTATGATCTTGCTTTCTAACTTGGTCAGTATAATTTCGCGCAGAGCTGGATCGTTACTGTGATCGCCCACTGCGGCACGGGCATTGATATCGTTGGTTAGAGCTGTGAGTTTGTTGTCTATGGTCAATATTTCACGGGCAGTATTGAAACTGCTCTGTTTGTCGGCTATGCACCAGCTGAGTGCATGGCGTGTGTTACTGAAAATGCCCACGTCTGTAGCACTGCAAAATACCTGATAACCTGGGCGCATGGGAACAATCTTGTATCTTCCAAACACTTCATATTCGCCCAGATCATTTTGCCACAACAGGTTAGGAACAATGTCCTTGAACTCCTGTTTCAACATGCGTTCAAATTCTTGGTCTGGCTTCATTTAAGCAGCACATAATGCATTATGAGCCAGCCACAGGTGGCAATTAGAAATCCAATGATACCAACACCCCAGGCCATGATTTGATCATTGCGCTTGTCGGCCATACGAGCCACTGTGTCTTTGACTTCTTTGACCATGGTGCAGAGATCGGTGATGTGATCACCCAACACTGACATTTTGTCTTCGAGTGCGTTGTAGCGTTCGGCACACAGCTCCACGTGTGCTTCCAAGCTCTTCTTTTCAATTTCAGTGGTTTCTAACATGTTATTCTCTTTATCCAGTGGCACTGCGGCCTATGAATTATTTATGTGTCAAGGGCGCAAACCAGATGTTTTGTTTTGGACCGGTTGTGATCAAAATTGATTCAATATCTGGGTCGTTATTGAGTTCGCACAACATGGGCACACCATCGGCATCTGATCGCAACACGGCCACAGGATCTGCTTCGTCGCCATACACGCCGTCGTATTCGGTTTCAAATTCAAACATCCAACGAGTGCTGTTTTGATCTGTTATGGGATTGGTGAGATCAAACAACTGAGTGCGCAGACTTAAAATTTGTGTAATGGTTTCCCAGTTACGTTGTTGATTCCTACTGCGGTTCCAGGATTCCATGTCGTGTATGTTCTGGCCGGCCAGATCCTGAAATGGAAGACGAGCTGATTTGAAATGCCCGGTCACTCCGGTAGCTGTAATATCAAACAGGGTCTGGCATACAAATTTCATTGACTCTTCTTTCCTAATTCATACATGATTTCGACTTGTTCGCACAGGCGATCCAGTTCAGGATCATTTTTTCTAGCACCAAATATGTCGACCCAACGCTTTTCACGTTCCAGTTCAGCCAATTCCATCTGTAGTGATGGATCCTGACTGTGTAATTGTCTGGTGGCCGAACCAGGACGTCGAGCATACACTGTGCGTCCACCGTCGGGACTTTCGTATATGGTCACTTCGGTGATCTTGTCGGATGCCATGCTAGTATTTAACTACAAAAAAATTTTCAACAAAAAACCCGCCGAAGCGGGTTTAGTGCATACAAGTCAGTGACTATTAAGAAACTAATGTTGTAAATGTAGCTGCGTTAGAAACGTTAGCTGTTGGGATACCAATTGTAGCGTTAGCTGTTTGGCAAGCGGCAACAAACACAGAAGTGTTAGCAAATGCGCCAGTTGGATACACAGCAAAGTTGATAACTGCTGGGTTTGGACCAACTTGAACCATTGCAACTGTAGCTGTCTGTTGAACAGCTTGGATAACGTTAGCAACGTATTGATTGACACCACCTTGTGAAGCAAGGCTAGCGTTAGCTGTTACGCTGAAAAAGTCTAACTTAGGACCAGCAAAATTAGTAGGACCTTGAGCAGCAATGTTAGCTGTTTGTGCAACTGGTCCGTTTAATACGTCAGATGCAAATACTGGTTGTGAACCGCCAGAAACGATTGTGATATAAGCCATTTTAAATCTCCTTAATATGTGGCCTCAGTGGGCCTACTTTTATTTATGGCTTTTGGTAAAAATCGGGAGTTAGGTAGCAGGTTCTGGATTGTTTTGCGCACGATTTCCAGCGCTGAATCCAAAACGATTTACCAGTTTGGCGCGGCCTGCAGGAGTGGCTAAAACCCAGCCTTCATGTCCAGGTTCTTGACTGTCCAACTGTGCCAGCATGTCCATCTTGATCTCGTGCAACAACAAAAATGCTGTAAAGGCCGCAGAAATACCGTCCATATTGCTTCTAGGACTCTGTAGGTATTCCACTATGTTGTTGTACTTGCGTGGAGTTACATTTTGTTGTAGCCAGGCACCAAAATCTGACAGCAGATTGGCATAGTCTGTGGTAATGCGGGAATTCACATAGCGTTTGCAAAGTGCTGGTAGGTCACTCAACTGTGCAGATCTCAACTCGGTTGGATTAAATAGGCCATCGATGTCGGCTCCGTGTTGGCTGACCACTTGTCTCAGCTGTTGCACCAGTTTCCGATTGGGTGTTACATCCTTGATGTCCTTGACCGATGGTTCAATGATCAACAGTCCCGGCACTGTATTCAATTTGACCTGCTGTATGGGTTCTGCTTGAGCATCAGCAGTTTTGTATCGGGTGTGTGCCGCAATTCCTACTTCGCTGGCGCCAATGGCCTGGCCCAAGCGACTGGCAACCGGAATACGATATTCTACAAAATTGGGTTTGAATTCATAGTTGCCTGACACTGCTGGTGGAGTTTCTGTATACAACAGGTCGCCCTGTATGTAACCGCGAAACTTGGCCGGTGTTGCGGCTTCCAACATGGGCCACAGTTTTTGATAAATGCCAATCAATTCGCCACGCTCGCCACCACGCTGACTGATAATGCCGGCCAACTGTCGCATGCTGGTAGCACGTCCTTGATAACCCTTGGCACCAAAGCCGCTTTTGTCAGTCAGCACAAAGTTGCCTTGTTCGTCGCGTCCCCAAATGATGGCAGGTTTGCCATCCCACTTGACCGTGGTGTGCTTTCTGGTGTCTTTGGCTGTGTGGTTCATTATGCTCATGGCTTCTTCGATGCCACGTGTGCCACGGTCAAACACTAGATCTTCAATGTGTGGAATTCTTGCTTCGGCTTCCATCAAGGTGGCTTCAATCAATGGGCGCATGCCCTGATTCACAATGCGATCACGCAAGCGTGCCAGGAAGTTTACTTCGTTGTATTCGGTATAAGGATCAGCACTTTCCATGGTATCTTCTAAAAATGGCAAGCCCTCGCGTTCCATGTGCGCACGAAAGTCAGCCAACTTGGCGTCACGTTCTGGATCGGTGCTGAGTGCCTGTAGAATAGATTCTACGCTGGCCAGATCCTGTCTGGTAGCGGTCTTGTTCAACAGCATCTTGGCCACTTGGTCTGGATTGTTTGTAATTAAAGTGTTGGTTTCGCGATCAGCAATACCAGCCAATTGATTCAACTTGTAGCCCATGCTCTTGGCTATGCTGTTCATGAGCACGTTACGCTCACGGCCTTTGTGTTTTGAATCGGCTGGCATGGCGCCTAGAACAAATTTACTCCAAGGCACATCTTTTAAAAACATAAAGTCGGTCTGAACATAGCCGCGATCTGGGCGACCGTCAATGGGCGTTTTGAAATGCACCGCAGTGCCAGATTTTTTTACATATTCTTCAGGTTTGAATCCCTGACTCGCGGCCCAGGATCGTAGTTGCGCTTCCAGTTGTTCTTTGCTTACTTGATTAGCATCCACAGCAATATCCAGGTCGCCTGAAGTGTCCTTGATGCCGGTTGAACCCAGGGTGTTGTTTTGTAGATCCAGGTCTGGTAACATTTGTTCCAGCCAGGCCAAGGTAGGTTTAACGTCGGTCTGATTGATACGCTGTGTTACTGCACGACCGTCGGCATCTTTAAAAACGTTACCACCTTCTAGAATTTTCATAGACCTTGAAAGCCCATCAAGATTAACAGGGCATCGGCCGCAGGATTGCCAGTTGAAGTGGCTCGTAAGTCGCCTGTTAACTGTTGTGCTAATCTGCTAGCGGCTGGAAAGTTACGTATTAATTCTTCTGGTAACTCTTGTCGCATGCGTTGAGCCATTTCACGAGCATCCATGTTTTTTGAACTGTTAGAAGATGTCTGTGTAGTAGATGATTGATTGCTGGCCGATGTCTGAGAACTGGTGCCACCTGGTGCAGCATTTTGTGCAATAGCAGTCTGTTGCGTCAATTTCAACCATAGGTCTTTTTCATTTGGTGTAGCCACCGGTGCAGGTTTGGTCGCAGGTTCCTGTGCTGGTGTAGCCGCTGGTGTCCCTGGTGGAGCACCAGGAGGTGCTCCTGCGGTTGCTGTTGTTGCGGGTTCTGGTGTCGCTGTTGCTGTTGCTGTTGCTTTTGGTTGATTTGGATTGTTTGGGCTAGCAGTATGTTTTACACCTGTGGGTGTTGCCTGAGCTTGTCCACCTGTGCTTGTTGTTCCGGTGTCGCCCAACTGACTGGCCATTTGTCCAAACGCACCAGCTCCCGGAGATGGTTTATTTGCAGAAGCGGCTCCGGCCTTGGGCTTGGCATTGCCTGTTGCGGTTTTGGCTTTAGGGTTAGCTTTGGGCTTGGCATTGCCTGTTGCGGCCTGAATTCGTTGTTGTAATTTTTCACGTTCGGCAGCAGTTGGGGCGCCGGGCTTGGCGGCACCGGTTACTTCAGCTTCGGTTACTCCGGTGGGCTGACTTAACTGTGCTACCAACTGTCGAATCTGTTGTTGATTAATAACGTTAGGCAAATAAACTCCGCCCAACATATTTTTGTTTACAAATGCCATCAAGGCCTGTTCATACATGCCAGTTTCGCGTGCATCTGGATTTGATCTTAACAGATCTTTTTCGTAGGATTTCCATGCACGATAAGTCTTGTCCGACAACATTTTTATTTGTTGTTGTCTAACAGGGTCTTGTTTTGCAGCCTGGTAGTTACCAGAACCAGACAATTTGTGTGTTAGTGCATTTGCGCCAGCTTGAGCGTGGCCAACCAATCCGCCCAAGGCAGAAGCGATTCCTTCATTTAACCTGGGTTGTGTTAGTTCATGAATTTGCATCAGTTTTTCTCACTGTTCTTGTAAACTTGCCAGGGTCTCGTTGATTGATTGCATTGAGCAATTTGCGTTTGAGATTCTCAGCCTGCTCAGGAGCATAGGCTTCGTCGATCTGCTCAAGTAAACGTATGGCACTTGCAATCACATTGCTGGCGCGATTTTCTATGACCTGGCGCTGATCGCGCTCGATATACATAGCATCTAATTCTTCCAGTAAGCTTCTAGTTTTCTTTTGCATTTTAGGCCAAACCTTTTTATTATTTATTGCGTTGTTACACAATTATATTCTAATTAACTCAAGGTCGTGCTGGGCCAATCCTGTGTAGGCCGGGCTTGTAGTAGTTGTTCTGGAGCGGCCTGCCAAAAAAGTTTATTTTGTTGTTCAAAAACCGGCACCAGCGACTCACGATTGTGACGCAATCTTGGTAAATTTGCTAGTTTTTGTTCTCTAGCAAAATTTAAATCTGTCAGTATTTGTAAATTGTCTGCAACAGCTCGGGTGCAACGTTCCAGCAGGGTATCGCAGTATTGATAGTCGTGGTTGATCACATCATCAAAAATATCAAATCCCTTGTTGGCCCAGGTCTGGGCCTGTGCATACCCACCCACCCAGATAGGAAAAGTCAACCCTTGCACAGCATAAATGGTTTTTTCTGTGTAGACCATATAGCGTTCATGTCGAACGCTTTCGGTAATCAAACTGACCGCAGTTTGCGAAATCATTGGGCCTAGCAACTGATTCCAAGTTTCAACATTTGATCCATAATTGGTCACACTGGATTCAGTAATTTTTACACTGTCGTTGGCAAAGAATTTTTTGGGTATATGATCAATGGGTGACAGTAGATGTGTTTTAAATTTTGTTAGGTCTGGAATCACAGTGTCTGGCAACCGATCAAATTCAGACAAAATACTCAACAGGTTCATGGGGGTTCCAATTCCACTCCAGGTGTAGTCATAACTGCGTAGCCCAAACCAGTCAATCAATTTCAACAACAGATAACGATTTATTTGTTTTTTGTTTATGAGAAAATTGAAACAGCGATCGACCGGCAAATGATCATACACATGGGCCATGGCCATGTCTTTGCAGGTATTCAATAAGAACCAAGGATACTGTTGAACCGGGCAGGAATCCAGCAAGGGTTCAACATGTGCAGTAGAAATCAATAGCCCAGGCGTTCCATTGAGGCGGATTACTTCGGCTAGATCTTCTTGATAGATAACATCAAACCAAACCAGTATATCGTTGGCCGTAAACTTCGCATCAGGTGTCAGTAAAGTTGCTGTGCCCCAGTGTTTAAATTCTGGGAACCCCTTGCAGTAAACGGTCATGTTGTTTTGATTTTGCCCAACAACTGTTTGAGTTTGGCACTTTGCACATCGGCTGTGATGCGACCGGTATCTTCTGGTTCTTCCGCAGGTTCTGGGTTGGTAACACGACTTTGAGTTTTTAAATTCTCATAAATGTTGGTTTTCTTAAAGGCATTCACCGAAGAGGAATCCTCACCTGGATCTGTGATCCGCATGGTTTCAATGTTGTAGTCTAGATCAATCTTCATGCCCACACCTGTGGAACTACGCGACTTCATACACTGAATTTGATACTTGCCACGTTCGCGCATGGCACGACTTGTAAAGATGCCAAACACATTATCCGCTGTGTTGATCTTACTAATACCACCTGAAATATGGCTGTGGTCAAACTCAATTTCTTCCACAGCCGATCTGTTCAACTGACTTGCTGTTACAAACAACACATTGAGTTCTTTGGCCAAGTTGCGTAACTCTTCACTAACATACTTGTCTTTGACAAATAGGTCATTGGGACTGACCTTGGCCGATACCGGCATCAACAAGTCCAAGTAGTCACACATGATAAAGTCTACTTTGATTCCGGTCTGCACTTGCACTTCTTTGATGTAACTGCGAATGTCATTGATGTTTGATTGTGCTGGCAAGGCCTTGATTCTATACTGTCCGGCCTTTTTGCTGACCAGTTTTACTTTGAGTTCGGTTTGATCAATATCCTTGCGAATATCTTTTGTGCTCATTCCGGCCAACATGGCATCGGTTCTAAGCGCACACAGTTCTTCACTCAGTTCTAAACTGATATACACGCCCGATAGTCCTGCTTGTAACCACGAAAGTGCTATGTTCATCATGACCAAACTTTTACCTGATCCAGATCCACCGGCAAAAATGTTCAGTTCGCCGCGGCTGAATCCACCATACAGGATCTTGTCCATCTGTGGCCATCCTGTGCTTACCTGTCCACCTGAATTAAAATACTTGTTGATACGAGCTTTGGGATCAGACCAATAGTCTGTGCCCATGTCTTTGGTCAAGCTAATCTGCACCGCATCTTTGATCAACTTCTCTACCGGATCATACTCGCCTTTTTCCAAGAGATCAGCACTTTTAAGAATTGCACGCTCTAGCTCTTGACGTCGAGTAAACTGTTCAAACTCGGCCATGAACCACTCAAAGTGTCCGTCGTTTAGGTCCGGAACCTGTTGCAGTTTAATGCCTGTGCTGGCACCGATCTGTTCTACAGTAGGAAGTGTCTTGTGCTGATCGCTGTGTTCAGCAATGAATTCGGCCGCAGGTCTAAGACTGCGATCAAAGTTTTCAGGATTATAAATGTTCTGCACACGCACATAGCTCTCTGCGTCCTGCAACATCATTTCTAAGAACAAGCGTTGGACATCAAGTCCATAATCTTTTAACAAAGTGCATTCCTCTTCATGGTTGGTAGCAATGATTCTTCAAAAAAACAACGATTTCCAGCCGGACCGTGATGTCCTGTCCATCCGTATTGATCAAAGTCAGCAGGTGGATTACGATCCTGGTTGATACTACGATATGTATCCTTGAACAAGATGCACCTGGAATGATTTACAGCATAAGGCACCAAAAATTCATTGGGTCCGCCGCCCTGTTCAAAAAACGGTTGACTTAGATTTACAATCACATAGTGTGCATGAACTGAGTCAAGCCAGGCCGTTAATAAAAATACAGTTCTCAAGGCCTGCGTTTCTACCCAGGTTCGAGCAGTATGTATGATTAAGTTGGTGTCAGATCCATAAAACTGTAAAGATGTTAGCCCTTGCAGTGCCGGAATCTCAAAGTCCTCCTGTTGCCAAGTGCCGGTATCAATTTGGGTGCCATGATACTGACTGCGGTTGTCTTCTACCGTAATACGTTCCAAGGGCGGTATGCCTATGATAAACAGGTCCTGTGTCCAATTGTATTGCGCCTGTTGACCTATCAACAGTTGGCACACACTATCAAAACTGTTGACCTGTCGTGAACAATTTTGTATAACCGGTATGCCACAGTGTGCGGCTGCTAGTCCCCAAAAACTGTTTCGGGGTTCAACACAGTAGCCTGGCGTAGTAAAACTATCGCCAAAGACCCAGAGTTTATTGTAGGCGTTTGACAAGTTGTTTCTTCCTTAGTTCTATTTTGATTCTGCTAGTTTCTCGGGCCTGCATTATGGTCAACAAAGTGGCCAGTCGTCCCCACCGAATCACAGCGTCGTTTACATCCTTGACTCCATCTGGCCAATCGGGCATGCTAACAGCCCAGCCTAGTTCCACTGCACGATCAACTAGACGCATGCCGGCTTCGTCTTGGTCTGGTACCACTGTGACATCACGTCCAAGACTGCGTATAAGTCGCACCTGTGCATCATTGACATCGGCATGTAGCACTGCAAGACCGTTGACGCTGAGTGCATCAAATACTCCTTCCATGACCAAGACTGTTTGCCAAGTGGATTTTTGTAGATCCGTGCCAAACACATAGCCTGACTGTATGTCTTGAATATACTTGGGCGTGCGAGTGTCTAGGAATCTTGTGGTGTGACCCACCACTTGCCCATCGTGTGTAAAGGGAATTACTATGCCGGGTCTTGGCATGGTTTTATACAAGAATGGATAGTCTAGTTTTATGCCACGGTCCAACAGATACTGTTCGGCCGTGGGTGGCAACATCTGTGTGTCGGCTGGCAACAGTCGATCTTCAAACTCAATGCCTTGCAGGCGTTCTGCCACCTGTTGACGTTCCTGTAGTAGGCCTTCCATGTTTTTGTGTTTGAGACTTTCAAGATTGATGCGTTCAATTTCCTCGGCAGGCACCTGCATCCAACTCAACAACTTGCGGGCCTTGAACGACAGAGTGCGTCCCAGCACAAAACTGGCCGTAAAGCCGCAGTTGAAACAATGATAGCTCCAGCCTTGATCCGAGGCTTTCATTCCGCCACGCTGACGACGGTCAGCACTTTCACTGTTATGCACACAGCAAGGTGCATTGAATGAAATCCATCCAGAACTTGTTTGTTTTCGTTTGGCCGGAAGAAAAGCAGTCACATCAATCATGCTACAAGTATAGCATGATTTTTGGCAAACTTCAATTGATTTTGGTTTTATCTATACAGCAAATCAACCACAAAGCCGGTGCCAATCACAACTGCGGCTCCAGTTTGATTTGGGTTGTTGGGGTATAGGCCTGTGCCCATGCCGGCGTTGGGCAGATACCAATAGCCAGAACCACCATTGGTCACTTCAATTCCGGTGACCACTCCGCCTGAAATAGTAGCCACTGCGGTAGCGCCGGCACCGTCACCTATGATGCTTACCTTGGGTGGTGCCAGATAACCACTGCCGCCATTGAGCACGCTGATACTGGTCACTACACCGTTTTCGGTAATGGCTGATGCCAGGGCCGGCGACGACGGCTGATCTGGCACAGCAAAAATACTGTTGTTGAAACACATGCGAATCAACGGATACCAACCAAGTATGGTATGATGTATGGTGCCGGTATAGTTGTAATAGGTCTGGGATTCACTCACGTTGTAAAACATGCTTTGATAGTCCTCAGCGGCCTGTGCTTTGATAGTTCCGGTATAGCCATCTAGGGTCATTTGAACTGTGGTAACCGGATTAATTGGCTCAATGAAACTGCTGAAATATTCTGTGTTTAAGAAACTGTTCCAGTAGTTACCACCATTGGGATTGCCTTGCCAGTAAGGATTGGCTGGATAGTCTCCCCAGGCAATTCCGTCAACACCGCCTTGTGAGCTAAGTCGTGTTGTGGGTATAGTTAAAGGTCTGGATGGTATATACTGCGGCAGGACTGAATCAACAATGTTGACCGGAGCTCTAGCGCCAGCTTGTGCATCTACAAATACTGCATCACTGTAACCACCACCTGGCTGTGTGCGCTGTATGCTGTAACTGGCTGGTTGTGCCAACACTTCCAACAGTTCGCTACCGCTGAACTGCACTTTAGCACGTCCAGTGGGCCCGTCCAGGATCACCATGGGTTTTTCCAACAACAATTCAGAACCGGCTGTGTTGATTGCACGGAACATGAAGCTACTGCCAGAGATGTCAACGGGTTTTTCTTGCTGATTGATAAACTGAAACAGCAAGACATTGTCAACACCTTTGTTTATGGTTAGGACTTTTGCATACACGGGATTATACCTGTAAAGAAATGTTTCGCCCACACCGGTAGTATCCATGCACAGGACTTGAGTAAGTTGCTGATAGATATAGACTTGGGTGGAATACATACAGAGTATTTAGCGCCTTTAGATTCCATCATGAAAACGGTCTGGTAAATATCCGTAGATATGACTAACGATTTTTTTGAAAAATTAGCGGAAAAATACCCATTTATAACCTTGTGTGTGTATGCTTCTACCGAGTATGTGGGCATCATACAAAATCAAGATGATGCCATTACCACCATCTACGACTTCGGTGCTATACAAGATCTAGAGGTCAAGCGGCAGTTCCTAGAACTGGCCAACATCTGGTGGTGGGAAAGCAATCGTAGTGTGCCCATCAACATATTTCTCAAAGGTGATTGGGAACCATTTAGACCCTATCTACGCACCTTTACCAACAAGGACTTGGAAATACTCCACGGTCCCATCTGCAGTCTCAGCGAAATAAGCCGCAAAAAATCCAAACGTAAATCGATTACTCTGGTGCGACGGGTTGATTGAGTAGATTCATGTGCAGGGCCACCAGGGCCGCATAGCCTACAGCATGCGCATGTTTGAATACAAATCCTTTAGAATCATCACCATCCCATACTGACTCAAACACTTCTGACCATGGACGGTTTTGTAGGTGTGCCTTGCCCGGACGTATGATTGATATAAATGCAGCCATTCTTGGTATGCTGTCTGGCCGCATTGATCTAAGTAGTTCCACATAATTGCCTACATGCACCAATTGACCGGCCCAGGCAGAATCAGTCCATAAGCATTCCCAAGGCGGCTCTTGTGCCAGCATTTGTTCATAGTGTTCGGGATTTTTTACCAATTGATACACCGACATGTTCAACAGGTCAATTTTGAAGTAGCCCAGATCCTCAGCTTCCTCATAGTCTATGGCCGCACAGGCATTGACCGGATCCCAAGGTATATCAGTCACATACACACCCGAGTTGTGTCGACGAACTTGTCCTTGAGTGGTTTGTCTGGCTGGGGTTGCCTGTATCAAGGCCAGCAGTTGATCTCTATTGGCCAAGTCAATGTCAATATCTGCGCTCATTACCACCCTGCCTTTTCTAAAATTTCTTTCACATACTCTTGATCAGCCATGTAGTCGCTGAATTTTTTCATCCATATTTCAGAGTCAATGTAGGGCCATGCCATGGCAATCTGCGTGGCATCCAGTTCAGCTAGAAAGCGTTGGCCGCTTTCACAGTTATACAAGATCCAAGGACTGATCCTGCCTGTGGTCACTGCATAGACCATGGCATTGGTATTGCCATAACGCAGGCAATCTTCGGCTGGATTGCCAGTTTGCTCAGACCAGTCTATGCCAAACTCCATGGCTCGAGCCAAGGCATCGTTGACATTTTCTACCCTCAAGTAGTCAATCAAGTATTCGGTGTAGACTGTATCCTTGGCCCAGTGATCCAGCTTCTTGTTTTGTTTCAACACCCACTCAACAAAACGTGCTGGATTGATAGCCCGGATGTCTACACAGTAACGACCAAACTTTACAAAGGCCTTGTAGTAGGGACTGTCGGCAAAGTCGTCAAAGGTTTTTAGTTTGGCCGATCCTTGTGTGAGTTCATAGAACTTGATGTATGCATTGAACCCTAGTCGCACGCCTGCCTCATCTTTTTCCATGCGGCGCCGTCTTGGTTCACAGCTATGCACTGCAAGACTGGCTTCTCTTATGAAATCTTTACGACAATACTGACAGGTATACTTCATTTTTTAGACTCTTGTCCTGAGGCCTTTAGGTAGTCGTCAATTTCTTTTTTGGTAGTTATCTGTGCTAGAAAATCCAGCTCATCATCCTTGAGATGCGGATATATTTCGGCCAACTGTTTGCGTATGCTACCGACACCGGCTTCTTTTTTCTTGGGAGCAATCCATTGATGACGCTGTGTGCCCAGGTCAGGACTCACTGTGGTTGCAACCAGCCATTGCAGTTTGGGATGGCGATTCACGTCAAAAAATCTCTTGTTCAATCGTTCGTTGCAACTGATCAGATAGAATTCTTGTAGATCTCTTGAACCCTGCACACTGGAGCCCCAGCGTATCATGAGATAGTTTGAAAACTTTTTCCGTTCTTCCACAGTGAGCTCATCGTAGAACTGTCGATTCTTACGATCAAACTGTGTCATTTCATTGGCAATGCTGAGTTTATCCATGTGGTCTTGCCATCAACTGTTGAAGATGTTTATAGTTATATTGTAATATCTCGTTGGCCAGATTGCGATCATATCCATGCTCGATTACCTGGTCAATTACCAATTTGATTTGATTCCATCGTTCTGGAAATTCGTAACGATCGTAATCTTCTGACCAAAGCTGATCGAATGTTCTGAATCCCAACTGTTTTAGATTGTCTAAAAAGTTCACGGGCCCGTTTATCAACATTGGTCGGCAACCAACCATGGGCCTTATTGTTTTTTCTGTTGGGAAAAAACTTTGTCCATATAAAAAAGTCTCAGATACTAGTTCGATTTCAAATTGATTGTAAAATTGCAATAAACTGCGATTGGTATCGGGTTCGCTGGAGTTATACTGATTGTGAACCAGTTGATTGTCAATAGAGCCGATTGCGTATACTTCAGGATCCCACCAAGGACTGGGTCGATGTTGGCTGCCCATAACACTCATTAAAAAGTTTTGTTTATACTCAGACACGACATCTCGGGCTATGGTATTTCTGTCTCTGGTGTATTTTCCTACAAACAATCCAAATAGTTTTTCAGTTGGAACCAGCGGACGTGGTGGGCAAAAATATTTGCTAACAAATTTGTTCAAAAAGAAATGTGACATTTTTTTCTGAGCAACAAATTCATAATTTGTTTTTTCAATTTGATTGGGCGTGTTGATTTTTACAGTATCCGGAGATCTTCCAGTGTCGGCTACCCACCGATCTATCACTTGTAAAACTCCAAGCGATTTTAAACTGAATCCTTCGTTTTCAGTATCAATCACCACAGGTTCTGTAGTAGGCAGTGAATATAACTTGTTGATTACTTCTACAGAATTCTTCCATCCTTCTGCTAGAAGAAAAATCTTGACTTCGGTCATTACCAGGCCTTGTTGTAGTCGACCACTTCGCAGTTGCGACTAATATCTTTGACAAAATACACACACTCGGGCTGGGTGCCTGTGCCCACAGGCACGCACAACATCTGTCCATTTTTAAGTTTGGGTGCATACCAGGTCACTTCTTGATACACGTCAATGATTTCTATGTCTAAGAAACTGGGTCTAAAACTGCTGAGTGGATTGAATTGAAATGCTTTAAATCCACGATCGTTAATCGATGTTAGAGGTAGCACTTCCAGATCGCCAAGGTCAGGTTCGCCAATCAGTATTTGCCAGTCTACCGGCATCTTGATTCGTTGATCACCAATGCGTAGAACCAAGGCCGGGCTGGTAAAACTTTCCAGAAATATCAAGGGTATGTAGTGATGGTCAGGATCTTTGGGATCACTGTTGTCAAAAATAGCAAAGCGCATGTCATCTACTTCTTCGGGCAGATGATCCAGTTCAAATGGCTCGTTGTCTAGTGTTAGTATTCTCATACAATGATTATAGCATGTTTTTTGTAGTATGCAACCTTTATTTCCATTCTAGTTTTTCTTGAGTAAACGGATAGTTGGCTTCCTTGTAGAACTGTTTGCGTTTGGTTAGGTGCCGTTTGGCAAAGCGACAGGTTGAAGTCACGTCCCAGATTTGGACATGGTCTTTGTCTTCGGCCTTGCGTATTCCTCTTCCAATGCTCTGTATGACCCGCACAAAAGACTTGCCAGGTTCCACAAGAACAAGATTAAAGATACGGGGTATATTAATACCAACAGCAGCAACACCATAGGTGGCCACAATAATTTTTCCAGTAGCGTCGGCCACTTCATCATATTCATCCTGTCGATCCTTTGCTTTGGTTGCACCCGACACCATGACTGCTCCATCGCCCAGGCGTTCAATAAGCCCTTGTCCGGCCGCAATACGATCCACCAAGACCAAGGTATTGCCGGTCAAGTTTACTTGCCGAATCAAGTCAGCAATGGTATCTAGTCTGTCGGGCTCTTCTAGTAGAAACTTGAGCTCGCTTTGATAGTTGGTAAATTCTGCATGATCTACTAGTTGCACAATGTTCACATGGCACTGAGCCAGGACGCCTTGACTTTGCAATTCGCTGGCACTGAGTTTGCCTATAACTGGACCCAGACTGCATTTCAAGGCCTGGAACTCAAATGGTTCTTTGGGTATGGTTCCTGTGAGTCCCCAACGTAGGGGTATACGACTCATGACTCCGGTCAGTAGAGTTTTCAGTGCATCGGCCTTGGCCATATGCACTTCGTCCACAATAACACATACCACATCTTCTAAGAACTCTTGTATGGTGCAATCGCCCACACCCGACTTGGTATTCTTTAGTAACACATTCAAGCTCTGCCAGGTGCAGATGGTGTGCTGACGTCCCCACTCTTTACGGTCGCCAAAATACACACCCACATCCTGCTCCATGTTCACATAGTCTTTTTCAGTCTGTGTTACTAGACTCTTGTTGGGCACAATCACAATGGTTCTGCCATGTGGTGCTACTGCATTTGACAAGGCCGCTGTGATCACAGTCTTGCCTGCACCTGTGGCAATCTCCTGTATGCACTGAGGATTCTCAAGAAAGTTGTTGATGATCTCAACCTGATAGTCACGTAGTTGCATGGGTTGGCCTTCCATGGGGTGTCCCTTGGGCCATGCTACATGACTGAATGTGGATTCGGTCACACGGTCAAATGTAAATGTAGTCGAGTAATCTCTTAGATCATCCAGTTCAATATCATAGTTGAACTTTTCCAAGATGGGGATAATCTCTGGTAACAGATTCACATAGGTGCTACCACCCAACTGAAAGTATGAAACCTTACCATCCCAACGTCCAAGACGCACCGCTGGAAGATATCTAGCACCAGGAACATCGTATTTGAATGCTGTGACCAAGGCTCTGCGTGCATCCAGTTCCAGACCTTCGATTTTGATGTTTACTTCATCACGGATTACAATTTTAGCTGTTCGCATATGGATAGTATAACATACTTGGTTGACTAAAGTCAAAAAGACAGGCCCCTAAAGGCCTGCCGTCAAATGGGTAGCGTTTCATCTACCCAGGAGCTACCGATTAACTGTGTTTCATGCAAGTGCTACGAGCCAAAGACTTCCAATTTGACTGTGATACCTTGGTCAGGTCGGCCAATTTCAAGGCCATGCGCAGACTCATTTCTCTTAATTTATCCTTGTTCTCATCCATGAAGGCTAAAATTTCATCGCCCTGTTCTGGTGTGAACTCGTAGTCGTTAAACAGTTGTCCTTGACGGAAAATCTGTTTGATACGCAAGAAACGGTCACGCATGGTGTTGAGTGTAAGGTCCAAGAAGTGACAACGACTCTGCAGGGCTTCCAGGTGATCCTGCATTTTTTTACTTTTAAGATTGTCAAACTTCAAGTTGGTAATAAAGATACAGCCACCTTTGAAGTCAAACTGGTCTGGGACGCCTTCGCGACGCAACATGGCCGAGTCCGAATTCCAGTGGATCTTGCGTTTCTTACCCGAGTCCAATGCGGCCTTAAGAATGTTCAATGCCAGTTCATCCTGGAACACTGAGTCACAGTCGTCAAACACCAACACATTGTTACGATCACTGTGACGATACAGAGTGCAGTAGAGACCAATCGGAGTCATGGCACCTTTGATCACTTCATACTTGATCTTGCGACCTGAAATCTTGTCAAACAGTCCTGATTTTTCCAGTTCAAATTCTACACCGTAGCTTTTGCCGACACCAGGAGGGCCAACCACAATCATGGCTCGCACATCACCTGAAATGGTGGCACGAGTCATTTCCTGCAGAATGTTGAAGCGTTCTTCAATACGGTTCATAACTTCTTCATCGGTTTCGACTGGTGCCGGAGCATGAACATGCACCTTGGGATGAACTGTTGCCACTGGCTCACCGGCGGTAAATTCTACATCTTCAATCGAGTTCACATTGACGCGAACTACCTCGGGCATGTCGGGGCCAAAAAAGCCTTCTGATTTTACAGTCACATAGCCTCCTTTGGCTCCAGTTTGGTAACCTTTGACCAATTCAAAGTTTACATTGTTTACAGGTTGATTGCGATAACTACCGCTTTTGATTAAGATTGTTGACACTTTTAGCTCCTTAACTATATTGTTAATAATACTATTATACTGTATTGGTCTTTTTTGGTCAACCGCTTATTTTTCTGCTATTTTGCGGATTTTGTCATCGTATTGGATTTTAGCTAAAAATAAACCGTAGATGGTGTATAACAGAAACAGTAACACTATACCAGCTAGGCCTTTCATGATCGTGTCACGATCTAAGTAAGCGGCCACTAACTGAACGATCGCTGTTACTGTCACTACCAATGCTACCATTGCTACAGTTGCTATTGCTGCTCTTGCTTTTTGATTCTTTATTACCATATTTTGCCTTTCTTTGCAAATTGTTGTCTAATTACTACACTATGTAACAATTATAGCAAATTGGGCATTTTTGGTCAACCATAAAAAAACCCTACATCAAGTAGGGTTTTTGTGATGTCACCGTATCAAAGCGGCAAATCAAATGCTGGAATGCCCAGGCAAGTTAAATTCACACGTAATGTAAGACACTCGTCGGCTGGAACTTTTGGATTTGTTGACGATGTCAATACTGTATTGTTTATGGCCACATTTGCTATGCTATCAACTGCGGCATAGGCATCAGCAGACTGCACATAGGTATGACAACCGTGACTGACCAATTTTTGTTTGTATTGCTGATTAGCTGTTTCGTCGCCGGCACAATTTGCTGTGTTTAACCAGGAAATATCGTCGGCACTGAACGCCGGTGAAGCCACAGTGCTTCTAAGTGTCACTTTGGTTGCACGATCAACAGATTTATCTAAAAAAGTAGTTATCTGTTCTTCGGTAAATGCCGGATTGACCACCCACTGCTGATTGACTTCTACATTACCAAATACCACGCCGCCGTCGGTGCCACTGACCAAGATGGACATGGGCAAACTACCATTAAAACTGGAATCAACTCCGGTATCAAAGCTAAACAGGACTGCATTGGCATCAGCAGCTGAATCAAACGATTCGTTTACTGTGGGAATTTCCCCAGAAAATACAGTGACGTCATTGACACTGGCCACCACAGATAAGGGCTGGCTACTGTATCCTTGGCCATAAAATTTTAAAGTTCTAATTGGTGCTGTGATCATTTGTGTGTTCTCCTAAAATTATTTATCGTTTTAGATATTAAACATTGCATATTATTATATATGCCGTTAATGATCAACCTACAGCCATGCTCATTATGCTGTGATCAATCCAGGGCACTATGAGATCTTGTTGACGTAAATGCCCGTAGGACATGATGGTGGCGTCGGTGGATTCAGGCAGGAGTTTTAACTCTGACAGCTGATACCAGCTGGCAGTTTTGGGATCCATGGGTTCGTGATCACTCTTGTAGACCACTGCATGTAACCAGGTATCTCCAGGTTCCTGCCGGAAAAAACCACTGCGACAGTCCCATCCATTGACAGCCAACATGTGTATAAGATTGACCATGGTATAGTGATAGTAGTTGGCGCTGGGCAGGTGATAATCCAACTGCCGGCGATGTATGCGCTGTGTTGTAGGCACACCAATATACAGCATGCCACCACGACTGGCCATGTGCCACCAACGATTCAAGGTCTGTAAGGGTGCGGTTGCATATTGAAACGCATCGTGACACCATAAGATATCAAACCCCTTGGGCGGTGCTATAATGTCCTTTTCAAAATCACCAGATTGATAAGTGATGTTGGGGTATTGTTGAGTCCAGGGCAAGGTTTCAGCTAGATCTATGCCGGTGCATTGTATTTTTAAAGGTTCTGGAGGAGTGTCACGTGTGGTTCTAGTGCCCCACCATTTGAGATCATCACCTAGTCCGCAACCCAGATCAACCACGCTGGTGATACTATACATGAAATCATCATACTCATACAGTTGATTAAGTGTTTTGAGACTGTGTTGATGGCTGTCGCCCTGTGTTGCAAATGTCATACCTGTATATCCTCCATTCCGGCTGTGCGCAAACGAACGATATGCCCACTCATCCAGCTCTTGCTGTCTAGACCTTTCATGATACCCAACCAACGATTTCTCAGCAGGGCCACTTCATTGATAATGGTTTCAAAATCAATCACTTCATCTTCACCGTCCACATACTTTTCAGCATCTCTTGATGTGAGAGCTCTAGCGTATCCTTCCAGATACTTTTGAAAATGTTTACGGCGTATTTTTCGCAACTGTATATTTAAGTGATTAAGAATAGCTTCAATTTCTTGTAGCTGGTTGAATCTGTGCTCAGTGATGCCGGGCAAGGCCGTGATATTCTTTTCCACAAGTCCACCAATGCGCACATCGCGTTTGGCATCATCCAACTCACGTTCATAGTGTGCAATAAAGTCTGGAATGTTGCTGAGATCTGCTACTATTTTGCTATACCACATTTTCTAGTTCCTTTGCTAACCAGGGGAAGGTTGTTTGCCAATCCAATTTGCGACGGCGATCAATTTCGTTCAGGTGCGTGAGTAATTTAATTATTTCTTGCGTGTTTCTGCCTGCTTGTGCAATCTGACGACTGACTCCAAGCATGTAATTTTTTATTTCTTTCTGTTGCCAAGTATCTTCTGGCATAATACTTAGTATTTTTTTGAAATGGTTGTCAAAGAATCCTGCACCAAATATGTCAGGATTCATGTGTGAGGGAGTATTTACAGTGATCAAATGATGTCCTATTTCTCGTGACTGTCTGTGACCATTGATGTATTCAATCAGTGCCGGTATGCTGGGCACAGACAAGGCCGATACAACCTGATTGATGTTAAGAGTGATCCAGCGTTCTTTTACTAGGAATTCGAAATTCTCACGCCATTGGTCAAGATTCAGTCCGTGTCGAATATACTCCTGTTCTGGCCCCCAACAGTCAATACTGGCTGTAAGATCAAAACGTTTGATTTTTCTAGTGGCCACTAGTTCTCGTATGCGGGCAATGTAGTTTTTGAACTTTTCCGGTGCTATCATAAGGTTACTGACAATATTGAATTCTAATTCAGTGTTTTTATGATTGTACAGGAAATCCATGCAGGTGTCAAATTGTTGTTGATAAAACGGTTCGCCACCCAAGATATGAAATCTGCGCACAGTGCTGTAGTGCAGATCCATCCAGATCCAAAATTCTTCTGTAAGTCTATCTTTCTCTGGGTGTGGTTGGCTGATGTTGTCAATTACCAATCCGTTTTTTTCAAAACGACCATACCGATTATTTTCCTGCTGTATGCGGCTGCTAAAACGATCTTCGCAATACACACAGCTCATGTTGCATACATTGTCAAAGTAAACTTCCACTATGCGCGGAGTTACTGTGGTGGCTCGAGGATCCAATTCTAGCTCTGGCGGAGTCAGATCAGGCACGTTGAGTTGCATCATACGATCGCTGACACCGCCAGCATCTTCAATTTTCTTGCAGTATTCGCAACCGCCCTGAGGCCACTGTCCTTGCAACATGAGTTCTCTGTCGGATATCTTTTTGGGTGTGTTGTGAAAATTTGCAAAGCTGTCGGCAGTCAGATCGGAACGGTTCACTCGATGACAACTGTTGGTTTGGCCGTTGTAAAGATAGATACTGCTCCAGGTCCACTTGAGCTGGCAAGCTGTTTCAGACTGTATGGGAAAATACTTATTCATCTAGCCAGTTTATAAAATGTTCAGGAAAATTTTGCAACTCCAAATTTCTTAGATCTGCAAAACGATAAAGATACTGTCGCAATTTTTGTTTCTGTTCAACTGTGTGCTCTACCTTGAGAGTGTCTATCAGGTCTGGCATTAGATCGCTGTATAGGGCCTTGCTTGTGGGATCCAACACACTGGCACTGAGATAGTCTGGATCATTGCAGTAATTGATTATGTCGTGGTCTGTGCCAAACTCTGCGCGAAACTGCGCTAGACCATGCACGGTCAGATTGCTTACCACTGTGCAGAATTTATACTTGAATCGACTGCGAATCAATTCTAAGTTTTGCAAGAATCTATTCCAGGTGTTGCCGTATCTGTTGAACTGATAAAGCTGACCTATGTTTTCGGCACTGACCGTAAAGGTCACAGAGTCAGGTAGGCTGTCCAACACACGTTCCAACCGACGAGTATCAACTCCTAGTCCGGTGAATATGTCTACTGGAGCTGTAAAGTTTGCTACCAGTTCAGCAAGACCGTTGTATAGAAATGGTTCACCACCGGTGATTTCAATCTGCCGGGCGGTTTTGATATTGCGTATTTCGTCCAGGATCAGTTGATAGCTGTCGCTGGTTTTTATGGCCTTTTGTCCCAATTTTAAAACTATACGATCATTGTTGTTGATTTCAAATCGAGTGTCGGGCAGATAAGGTCCGTTGGCTTCAATGTCACGCAACCAGGCTGTGCTGTATTGTTTGGTGCAGTAACTACAGGTCAAATTGCAATCACTTCCTAGATTGATGTGTAGAGTGGTTGGGTCGGCTACCGCATGTGTTGGTTGATCGGACTTCATCACAGTGCGTCGACTGGGCAGGCCGGCACGTTCGGCTTTCCAACAGGTATCTTCACAACTGGCCACCGGCTGATTGGCCAACATTTGTTCACGTTCGGTCTGTAGTAACCTGGTATTGAACAGTTGCCCAGGATTGGATCGTAGCCAGTCCATGTCAATTTTTTCTGGAGTGGCTGCACAACAAGACGCCACGGAACGGCGTTCGGGTTCCACGGTCAACCACCAGAATTTTTGTGAGCAATAATAATTATCAATCATAGTCATACAAAGTACACTTGGTTTACTTGTTGCCGTTGGGCTATTTCTTTGATCAATTGATCTCTGGGCATGGTTTCAATCAAACGGGCCACAGGCAGGCGATATGGTGCCACCAGTGGACCGTCGGGATCGGTTATGCCACGGCGATTAAAAAAATCAACATGGTTTAAAAAATATTCTTTTATTTTGTCTAATCTGGTTCGAACATCCAGGTCAGATTCTTCAAACATGCGCACAACAAAATCAGCCGAGTAGTGCGAGAATGGTTTAAATGCTTCATCGGCTATGTAGTGATCATTGTCATTGGCAAGGTCTTCGACTGTTTTGCCTATTTCGCAGTAGTTCAAACAAATGGTTCCAAATGACGTGGCTAATTTTCCGTGATCCTGAATCAGTGCTGGATCCAGGGTTTGTGTCTTGGGCAGGCCAAACCAGGTGCATACAAATCTAGGACGATTGCCTTGGCTTGCTGTTTCACAGCGGTGCACGGCCAAATTCAAATTGGCCAGAGCCCAACGCACATGAGCTGGAGCACGTCGCCAAAACTCATGATCCTGTTGATCCAGCAGACCGTGATACACTTCAAATACATGGTGCAGATAATTTAGACAATCTTGGTCATCAACTGTGGTAAATTCTCGTTCAATGATTGGTTCAAAATCATTGATTACTGCGATACAATGCGTGATGAATGCTGTGGCTCGGGCAATTTCCTCTTCCAGAGAATCAAATCCATAAAATCTTTTTGCATCATCCAATGCATAGGCATCACGCAACTGCATGCGTTCTACCCACAATTTGGCCACAGGAGTATCTAATACCTGAAAATGTAATTTGAATTGGTCAGACCCTAGTTCTATGCATAGTTGCATTGTGAATTACTGTGCTTTGGATTATTTAATAATCCTCATCATCTTCCCAATCTTCCTCGTCATCGTCTTCCTCGTCATCGTCCTCTTCAACGTGATCTTTGAGATAGTGTGCCAAGGCACCTTTGACGTCGGCGTCACCTTTGAATGCATCTTTGATATCATCGGCTGAAACATCGTTATCAATCAAGACCGAAATCATGGCTTCGGCGGCTTCGTCACGATCCACCTTGTTTACATAACGTTTGAGTTCGGCCCAGATTTCGCTTGCTAGTTCTACTGACATATTATTCCTCCGTTGCTGTTTCTTCTGTTGTTACTGTTTCGCGCTGGTTGGCAAAGTCGGCCATGACCTTGTCCAAGCAACCATCTTCATTGGATTCCCAAGCCTTGCGGAACTGTTTGATGATTTCGCCATCTGAAGTCACAAACATCAAGCGATTGCCGTCTTTCTTGAGCAGTCCTTTTTTCTCCGCTAAGTCAACAAGTCCTGAGTAAGGATTCATACCTGTCTCATACGGAATCTTGACCTGCACACCTTCAAACGGTTTGGCATAGCGTGTTTTCATTACCTTACAACCGGCACGGATACCCATGACTTCGCTAATCTTGTTGCCATCTTCATCTTCTTTGAGTTTCATTTTCTTCATGGCTACTACAATACTGGAAGCATAGATAAAACCTTGACCACCTGAGATCTTGTCATCTGGATCAAACATGTCCTGTGACGCATAAGTATGATTAGTACACACAAGTCCTACATTGTAGCTGCCAAACATGTTGACACAGTTACGCACAAGTGCTGTAAGCGCCTTGGGTTTACGACCCAAGTCACCTTTCATTTCACCTGCATCAAACTGATTAACGTCTGTGGGCGTCAACAACATGCCCAGACTATCAATGATAAACATGACTTTTGGACGTTCGCCATCTGGAAGTGCTTTATAGTCGGCCATGAACGTTGAAATAGTTTTTGCTACATCATCAATCATGGCCATGGAGATTTTGAGCAACTTGTCCTCACCGGTATCGACACCCAAGGCCTTGAGCCAGTCTTCATCCAGGGCGTTTTCTGTGTCAATCAACACAACAAAGATACCTTGCTGTTGTGCGTTGCGGGCAATGTTGCCGCTACAGATATAACTTTTGCCTGCTCCCGATTCACCAGCAAACACAGTGACCTTACCAAGCGGAATACCCTTGTTAAAGTCTCCTGAAATAAGATAGTTCAAGGCAAAATTGCCTGTGCTGATCCAGTCAGTAGGATCGTTGAATCCAATACTGAGACCGTCGATACTCTTGGTGATTTCCTTGCGGAATTTTGATACGTCAAATGGCTTGCCCATGATTACCTTCCTTTATAAAATTAAATATTTTTTCTGCATACTGCCGGTGTTGCTCAGGTCCAGGATGATTTCCGTCTGACCCTAAATCTACAAACTGTATAATCTCATCACCAATGACAGATAATCCTTGTGTTAGATCAATATAGTTTTTAAAACTGCTCAACATCACTCCTAACCAAGCAATATCCATCAGATTGACAATATATAGCTGGGCTTGTATTTTTTTACAAAAATTTATCACCTGCAAAATACTTCTCAATGATGTCATTACCTGTGTTTGACTTTCAAAATAATCCAAGTTCCAATACTGATAATCTGTTGACAACTTGGTATACTGACTGATTGGCACAGATTTGGTTGTCCAATTTTCACTAATTTCAACTCGACTGACATTGGTCAATCCCCAAACAACTGTGTCGCCGGCTTGTATGTCGGACCTTAGAATTTGATCGGCGGCCCAACTGATCGAAGTTCCACTTTTAGACAAGGATACTTCTTGAAGGTTCAACTGATCAGCCAGCCTTGTGCCCCATCGCTCTTGCGGGTCAACCCCGGTGCCGTAAGTGATTGAGCAACCAACTGTCCACAACAAAGGATCTTCGCCGGTTCGATCTTGTTCTAACTGGTCAACTGACCTGGTCCAAGAAAAATTTTTCACTTTGTCTGGGTGGCGTAGTAATTCGTTAAACAGTCTTCCATATGCAAAACAGTTGGCATTGGTAACAGCAATATCTTGATCTACATCAACTAGGATTATCTCTTCAGCATGTTTGCAGGCCAGACTAATATTTTTACAGGTCAAATCTTCGACAGAAGTATAACAATCTACGGCATCGGACTGTGCAATTAACCGATCAAGATTGCGATAATCCACAGGAGTTGACTCTGGATTGTTCCAGTTATGTTCAACTGTTGAAATGTATAATTTATTGATCATTTTAGTTTGTATAATTCTGTAAAAATCTTACCACTGTCCTGGCCACGTCGTTGATCCATTGTTTTTATCTTGTCAAACGATCCTGTTAGATCTTTTTCAAAGGGTTCTTGTATATAACTCAACATGTTGCGATAGCTGTCTTCCAACAGGTAGCCGGGTCGATCATCAATCCTTTTTTGTATTTTATGCTTCAACAAGTTTAACACACTATCTGGTAAATGTCTAATATTTAGGTATTCTGGAGTGAGCAATGCACCAATCACAAAGCTGTTGTTATGGAATCCCAATCCTTTTAGGTAATCCACACAGTCAAACACGGTATCGTAGTTCAACAGAAACCACAGCATGTTGAAACTGACACGATGATCCAACTGCTGTATGCGGGTTAGGTTTTCCAAAAAGTCCGGCCAGGTATGACCAAAACGTATGTATTCAAATTCGTCTTCTTGTGTTTCTACACTGATGGTCCAATGCACATTTTTGAATTCACAGATACGGTCAAACACCTGTGTTGTGGTCTTGGTGAGATTGGTATTGACCCGCAGATTAACGTCTGGATTGACACGTTGCAACAGTTCCAACAGTTCTAGATTTTCTTTCATGAGCAGGGGTTCACCGCCGGCCAAATACACATGTTTGAGTGTGGCCGCATGGTCAAAGATATACTGCTTGAACTGTTCCAACTGTGCCGAATCTGGACGTGTGATAGGCTCTTGCATTTCGTCGGCCCAACGACTGCTGAATTCTGGACCACAATACACACAGGCCAAGTTGCACAAATTGGTCCAACGCACATCCATGGTCCTGAGATCATGCTGATCTACCTGATAAGTGTCTAGGGGCACCTGCTTGAGTTCACGCAGATAAAACACACGGTCGCTGATGATATCAAACCCGGTCTTGTCTTTTTCTAAATTGTAACAGGTATAACAGTTGGCTCCAGGCTGGTTGGCCAGCATGTTGCGCTGTGTGGCTAGATTTGCATCACCGTGCAAAATTTGTTCTATGCTGTTGTGTTTGAGATTGCCCAAGGCGCCGGCACTGCGGATACAGTTTTTTACCTTGCCGTCTACATTATACATGAGTCCGGTCCAGGGCATGGGACAAAAATTGCGATTGGTCAGGAAATCCTTGGGTGTCATTGAGGTCCTAGTGTGATGTCTGGTATGACCAGGTTGTTATTTTTGGCCATATCAAGCAGATCCAATAGGGTTCTTGCCCAGTTATTGACATCGGCTGCTGGTGGCACTGTTTTATCTGCACTGGTAGCTATGTTGCCAGGTCTGACCACCGTGATCTTGATGCCCAACCTACGATAACGCAGTTGTCGAACTGCCTGTTCCAGAGTGGTCTTTTGCACCCAGTATTGATCCATGTCTAGTCCCGGCAGGACCGATACCGGATCTTGAGTCATTTGTGTGCTGATCACTATGATGCGTTTGCCGGTTCCGGCCCAGCGTTGAGCCATTTCAAATAAGAGTTCAGTCTGTGCGAATCCAGCCTGTGCATTGTTCACAAACACATCACACGGTTCAATCTGATCACAAATTTTAGGCGTGTTGCGTATGTTGTTGCCTTCGCGCTTGCTGAGTCCCACAATCTCATGCCCGTCCAGCGCATACTCCCGGGCCAAGGCCTGACCTATTCCGGCTGTGTGTCCTGTGATGGCTATTTTCATATCATACCTCTGAGTTGTTGTTGTTGGCGTATGTATGCATCTCTAGCCACGGTGTCGGTATTATCAACACTCAATTGATAAGGTTCTTTGAGATAAGCATAGCCATGATCAATGCCGTGTTCTTGAGCAAAGGCCTGAATGTTGGGCAGGTCATCTTGATTCAACACACTGACCGTGGTCCATAAATTCAGGCGAACCGGCATGGTTTTATAGGTCATCAAGTTTGCATAGAAAGTTTCCCAGAGTATGGGCCATCGAACAAATTCAAACTTTTTGCCAATGCCGTCACAACTGACCGTGACTGTGACTTCAATGCCCTGTTTGGCGATTGCTGTCAGCTCTTCCAACACTACATTGCAGTTGGTATTGAGTCTGAGTGTGCGTAGATTGGGTGGTAAATTGGCCAAGATACGTTTGTAGTTTTTGCTGTAACTGGGTTCCCCACCGTTGATGTCCAGATGCACGATGCGTTCTTGTGGCAGGTCCCAGAATCGATCAAGATTGTTGATGGTTGTAAAATCCTTTCCGTGCAGATTGCCTATGCGAGTGCTACAGTCGGGACTACAGGTCATGCAGGCCGCATTGCACACATTGTCCAGCACTCCACCGACCTGTAGGTAATCGGCCTCGGGTGTTTGTTGATCCAGCGCCAGGGCATGTATTCTTATACTGTTGGAGTTGGTAGCTTCGACTTCTTGACAGCGTATGCATTCGGCTGGCCACGATTCTTGCGACAGTTGTTGTTTGATATTGGCCAACCAGGCACTGGACTCCATGTCCTCCAAGGAGTCAAATTCAGCAGGTGCAACCATGTGTCCACATCGGCTCACTGTGCCGTTGGGATTAAAACGCACAAAGTGATCTAGTCTAGGACACTGCATAAGTTGGATTCAATATTCTTTGGCTACGACCTATGACCCAGTCGTAGGCAGTTGGATCTGTTTGTTTTACGTCTGCAATCACCTGGGCAAATGTCATAGACTGTCCTATGTGTGACATCAAGACCTGATCGCAACGATGATACATTTCGGTGTGGGCAATGTCGGTCAATTGGCCGCGCAGTTCGTCTGATATGTCTTGTATGCCTTGTGGTTTTCTATTCAGTTTGGTTAGCGTGTGCAACTGATCCATGCCCATAAAATTCAATTTGGTTTCAGGATTCATATATCTAGCCAGGTTGACCAACCAGTGCAACTGTGGAGCATAATGTCTGTTTAAAAAAAGATAATTTTTTGCAAACCAAATCACTGTGGCCCGGTCAAGGTCAGGATGATCTCGCATGACTGTTTGTATGTATGTGTTGATGCCAGACTCTAATCGTTCTTGCGGGTCTCGCAAGATCACATCAATTGATGTTAATTTTTTTATTTGATCATTGATCAAAATACGCTGTTGATACAGTTCAGCCTGTTGCATGAGACTGGATCGACCGTTTTTAAAAATGCAATAGACATACCGCTGTGATGGTATGACTTCTATTACCTCACAGCGGTCTGGAAAAACAATACTATCTAAATGCGACAGCATGTATTAGGCTTTTTGACGTGCCCTGATCATGGCCAAAATATCTTCTGCTTTTTGTGTAGAAGGTTTGGCTTCGATTGGTGCCGATGCCACTGCTGGCTCATCGTCATCAAAGTCACTGGTCACAGCAGGTGCCGCTTTGGCCACTGGTGCTGGTGTATCCTCGTCAGCCACAGCCGGTGCACTTGTTGCGGCACCTGCAGGAGCATTAACTCCAGCTGGACGGAAGTAAGCACCCCAACGCTCGGTATCGTAGCTTTGACCATCAACCGACGCTTCAAACATTTCTTTGATGACCTTGAGTTCTGCTTCGCCTGGCTTCTTGGGCATGAATGTGCTCAAGTCAAACAGGCCATACTGCTCAATGGCCGCTTGTTCAGCTTCGGTAAGTGCTGTTTCTTTACGAGCCCATTTAGATCCGTTGTAGTCAGCAAAGCCGCCTTTGCTACCTTTTGAAATACGGAAGTCTAGGCCACGCAGGTAGTCAGTTGGCAATTCTTCCAACTCTGGATCCATCAGGGCACCTTTGATGGTGGTAAAGATCTGAGGACCAATGATGAAGCGACGGATTGGATTCTCTGGAGTTTTGTCATCGCTGAGTGGATTTTCACGCACAAAGCCTTGGAAAATATAACTGCGTTTTTTCCAATACTTGCGACCCATTTCTTCCAAGCTCTTGTCTTTGAACCAAGTGCGAACTTCAGTTAGCACTGGGCAAGTCTCGCCCCACATTTCCACGCAAGGAACCTGAACATAGACCTGCTTGGATTCCATTTCGCCCTTGATGCCATTGAATGGCAAACGGATCATGGCTCGTTCTTGCCAAAAGAATGTGTTTTTGGTATTGCCGTCTGGTAGGAAGCGTAGTGTGGCGCTTGCGCCTTCTTCCATGTTCCAGTGTGGGTAAATTGCGGAGTCACCGCCTGTAGAGTTACCACCGCCTTGTTTTGATTCGCTAGCGGCTAATCGTGCGCGAATTTCTGCTAAAGATGCCATAATAGTTGCCTTTCAAGTTTTATGGTTGTTGCCTATCTAAATGTTTAGATGTTACGTTGCTTGCCTAGTTATTATACACAGCTAGGTCTGTGTTTGCAACCTAGAACGGCAAGTTGTTTTGCCTTTCTAGTGTGTTTATTTATCTACCGTGTGATCTTTGTGAAAGATTTATTCAGATCCAGTCAAGCCGGTAACAGCAGCATCGCTGAACCCGTTACGCTTGTATACATCAGCATCGCGAATCTTTCGATGACCTTTGATACCGGCTTTGTAATCCTCGGCTTCGTCCTCATCTGGTGCTACAAAGTTGTCATACTTGTCAGAATCGGTAAAATCCACCAATGATTTTGTTTCGGGATCTGTTTCAGCTACCAGGCCTTTGGGATTTCCACCGCCCGATGGTTGTGCTAGGCCAGGTGCAAACAGATTCATTATGGACTTTACTATCTCTGCAGTGGCCCCATCTTCGGCAACAGGTGTTTGGCTTTCGCTGATCTTGCCGTCAATCAAATCAATGTATTCGCGTAACGATTTCATTTTATCAGTTTTGTTTCATGCCCGACAGTTCTTTGAGGCGATCCAAGAAACTGGTATCTTTACCAACTTCTTTCATCTTGCCCGAGTGTCCATACTTGCCGGCCAATGGGCTTGTATCTTCAGTGGTTTCTTCTTCGTCAGGTCCGCCCAGTTTGTCACCAAGCATGCCGCCGCCTATACCACCCAACGCACCACCGGCTATGACACCAAGTGGTCCCAAGGGTGCACCAGCCAGTTCACCTGCCATGGAACCTGCTACTCCACCGGCCAATTTGCCTTTCCACCCTTCGTCGGTTTCTTTTTTGTCGTCTTTGGTTATTCTATTACCAAGTGCTGCACCTGTCATTCCGCCGGCTACAGCGGCTACCGGATTTCCACCAGAAAGCGCAGATCCTGCTACAGTACCAAGAGCACCGCCGGCTATTGTTCCAAGTGCACCTTCGTCAACTTCTTTTTCAAGTCCGGCATGTTTTCTTATGGTGTCCAGTTCATCTTTTTCAAGTATGGAATCAGCGGCATTGCTGACACTGCTTCCAATGTCAGGAGCACCTGTGACTTCTACGCTTCCAGCTGGAACATGACTGCCTGCAGCATATCCTAAACCTGCTCCAAGTGCACCAGCGGCCAGTTCAGGCCATATAGAATCATCGTCTTTGTCTTCCTTGTCATCTTCAATGATACTGCTTCCACCTTTGGTCAACTCTTGTCCGCCCACTGCACCTGCGGCTGTTCCAAGTGATTGTCCTGCAACTGCACCAAGCGGACCACCTAATGCTCCGCCGGCTAATGTTCCAAGTAATCCGCCACCCATGGCACCACCAATGGTACCAAGAATACCTTCGTCAACTTCAGCTTCATAATCAGGTGCAGGACGCTTGCCAGCAGGAACACCGGCTACACGCAAGATATCTTCTAACGAATCTGCATACTCTGGATAGTCTGGTTGAGGTGTATTGTAAGGATCTGACTCTTGTGTGTGTGGATCCTTGTATTCTTCTTGCACTTCATCTTGTGGCTCTAGGTCGGCCGGATTGGTTGCTTCAGGAGGATTCATTGCGGCTGTGTCGTCAATTTGCAGTTGATCAATTACCTTGCGAACCTCTGGATGCTCACTGAGTTCTTGTAAACGATCATACACTACCTGACGAGCATCGGCATTGGCATCACGTTCGGCCAATTCTTCCAACTGGTCAAACAAAACATCGTCGCCAACTAGATCATATAACTGTTCGGTAGCGTTGGTAGCGTCGGCACCCACTGGCAAGTCAGTGCTGAGTAGTTCAACCAGCTTGGCTTGTTTTTCTGGGGTGTCTGGCAACTGCCAAGTGCCTTCCACGAGCTGGTTGGCCCATGCTTCAAATATATTGGCTTCTTTCATAGCGTTTTCCTGTTGTTGTATTCGGGCGATTAACGGCAGTGCGTCTTCAATGCGTTGATCGATGCTTTGTGTTACAAATAAATGTTTGAGTCCTTCGATGACCACTGACTCTTCTGAAACTTCAGCTGGAGTCCATGATTCAAAATATGTTGCGTAACCCTTACGATGTGTCAGACTTTTGAGATTGCGTTGCAGATTTTCATAGTAGGCATTGGTTTGTTCTACTAGGGTAGCGGTATCGCCTTCCAACAGCTTGCCATGATTGGCTCTGCGGAATCTACTCAACACTGTGAGTTCAGATACCATTTCCGCAATGTGTTGTCCACGCATGTCGTATGGACGACCACCCATGCGCACATGTTCCAGCATGGCCTTGCCTGCGGTTAGGTTACGGAATGGCAACTTGTAGCGTTCACCTTCGGCTGTTTCAATAAACAGACTTTCTACATAACGGAAACGGGCTTCGTCTTCGCCAAGGCTACGTTTGTGTTTGATCATCAAACGACTTTCGTTGGGCCCGGCATTGTAACTTACATCTCGTTTGCCTGTCCAGGACTCAAACAGGCCTTCTTTGATGGCAGCTTGACCCTGCATGCTGTAGCGCAGGTGATTCAAATTCTTAATTCCAAAATTCATGCGATTGTTACGCACTGCAAAATTCTTTAGTTGTTCTAGGAAGGCAAACCAGTCGGTCTTGTCCTCACCTTCCATGCTACGGCCCACGTTGTCGGCACAGTAAACTTCTAGGTCACCTTCGTCGCTGAGCATGATTACCACAGTGCCGTAGTCCTTGCCTGAGTGCGCACGGAAATCAAAACTGAAGATTTCAGCTTTGCTGGGATCTGTGGCTGCTTTACCAGCAACATCCAGCATTTCTGGATCAAAATCTCTACTGACTAAAAGATCAAACAGTTTGCGTGCAGGTGTAATATTGGCCATAGTGTGTTATTTATCGCATTACGCTGATGAACGGCATGGGCGGAATTATGACATCTCCGTGGTCTCTCAGCTGATTATTGATGTTGTTGTCGTAGGTTTGTAGTAGCTGTAGCATGCGCACAGCCAACACTGTGGCCATGACCAAGTCATCGGTTTCGCCTGGTTTGGCCGCATAGCTCATGCCCGAAGCCACAAATGTTTTTAGCTCTGATACCAAACCGGTGCTGCGTATTTTCATACGACCTGTTTCAATCAGGATTTTAAGTTTATTGCAGGCGGCTATCTTGGGCTTGTGTGTGGTGTTGAAGCCCTTGCGATATCTGCGACTGCCGCCACTGTTGGTATCACTTAGGAAGTAACCCTGTATTTTTTCTTCGCCGTATTCGGCAATACTAATCAAGGCCGCTTCGCCAATGGTGTTGTTTTCTATGCTGTAGTAGATGTTTTGTGGACTCTGCACAGTTTCATTGATGTGGGCACAAATGTCGGCCAAGATTCTGATCTGTTCTGGAATAGTGGTCTTGTTGTGGCGCCATTCAGCAATCTGTTCCGTGGTGTTGGCTTCAAACACCTGTATGGCCGCAGGGTCGCCACCGGTGCCTAGACTAGGATCTAATGCCACCACATAGGTGCGACCTGCTTTGGGACGCTGATACCAGCGCACCTGTCCGGTTTTGTATAAGGGCTCATGCCCTTGTAGATCTATCAACTTGGCTGGGGCAATAAGTGTTTCATCGTTGATGATAAACTCACAACCCATTTCTCTACGGAAACGATCTTCACCTAGCTGTGCTCGTTGTTCTTCGGCCCACTTTTCATCACGGTCTGGATGTTCGTGCCAATAACTGCGATAAGCTCTAAATCCGTTGATGCCTAACTCAGTGGGATTGCCGTAGGCATCTTCGCACTTGTTGGCACCCTTCCATAGTAACGCAAACTGATCTTCGTCTGAGTTGGGGGTTGAAGTGATAATGGCCTTACCACCAGTGGCCAAAGTAGGACTGATACTAGTCCAGAACTCTCTAGCAATAGTGGGTCGCACAAATGCAAACTCGTCAGCGTAGAGCAAGGTTATACTCATACCACGACCGGTGTTTTCTGTTGTGGTGGTTGAAACTATGCGACTGCCGTTTTCAAAATCCAGGTTGCCTTTGTTGTAACTGGTAACACCGGCACGAATATGATCCGGACACAGTTCATAAGCATAACGAATACGTTGCATGATCTCTTGTGAGCCGGTATACTTGTGTGCCGCAATTAAAATGGTCGAGTCCGGACGAAACATGGCCATCCATAACAAGTAGCCAGCGGCACTGGTTGACTTGCCGGTCTGTCGCGGCATCATTGAAATAGAAAAACGATAGTTATGGTAAGTGTCAATTAAACGTTTTTGATATTCAAACGGATGATACAGCATCTTGCCCTTGGTTGGATGCTGTATGTAAAAGAAGTTGTCCATGAAATACTGCGGACCTGTTACCGGGTCAGCACAGGCCACAAATTCAGCCAGTTGCTCGTCGGTGAACACTGTCTTTTTATAAGGAGTTTTGACTAGGGTTGATTCGCTTTGTGCCATAGGCACTTATTTACTGTAGGGATTCTCGCCAGTCAAATAAGGACGGGCAAACCATAATCGAATCCAGGCTTCGCTACCAGGTTCAAGGTGGTGCCGTTTGGCATATTGTTGTGTGTGATTACCGGTGCGGCTAATGTTGGAACCCTCCAAGGGTTTGAGCTTGGAGGGTTCGTATACACCTTTACCAAATTCGGCAAAGCGCACAATTAGTCAACGTCAGCATTGGCTCCACACAACTTGCGTTTAGCATTTGTGAGTGCGCCAAAGTCTACTGGCCATTCTTTGCCTGGAGCCAATTCAGTTGCATTGGCTGGCATGGCAAATTTGACGCCGGCCTGTTGTTCAATCTGTGCAATTGGTAAACGGAACTTGGTCAGGTCGTTGCCAAGGTTTGGATATGGAGCCACGTGTGGAAATAACCAACCTGCTACCTGTCCTGTGTTGTCATCAATGACAATCTTGTAGAAAGCGTGTGGAACTACCACACCCTTGCCGATTGTTTTGTCACCGGGCGCATATAGGCCACCTGACACTATGGTGAAGTTGTGA